GAAAATCTATCAGCCACATCAATAACGTCTGTAGCAACACCTTTAGGCAGTGTTAATATGAGCGCCCTTACCTTCCAAACAGTACTAAAGAGCGGAGTGAACTACGCACAATGGTCAGGTACTGCCGTAGCCGCAGTATCACTATTTGGTAGCACAGACGGAGATAATGTAACGGTGACGTTCAATGTTTAGCACTGCAATAGTTAACGCAGTTGACCTAGTAAAGCTAGAGCAACTATACGCCGAAAACAAAGACACCATAGATACTAATACAAGGGCAGACTTTGACACTATAAAGCGTATGTTCGTACACGCGTGCGAGAACAAACTTAACGCAGAGATAACTAAAGACGGGGAAGTTGCGGGCTACACAACAGGTATAGTTAAGAACAAAGCATACTACTGCACAAACGTAATAGTGGGTGACAACAAAGCATTTATACTGTCCGGTGATTCCTTTTGTAAGGTACTACGGGATTTAGGCATTACAGCCATAAAAGGGCATGTAAAGACAAACACTCCAATGTATGATTTCTTACTTGCGAGTTTTGGCAGAGAAGACTTATTTAATGCCGAAGTGGGCCTCCCTATTGAAGGGCACGACGGTATAATCATAACTTTAAACCTATTGTAGAGGTAGTAATGGCAACGCAGAAGGAATTGATTGCAGAAACAATCGCGGGTATCGAAAAACACGAGGCGGAGTGTAACCTCAAGTACGCCCATATTAAAAAAGAACTTGATTCTGGGTCTAAGAAGTTTATCCGCCTAGAGAACATGATCTGGGGGCTGTATGTGCTCATTATCTCTGGTGGCGTTGCTATTATTGGCCAACTCGTCTAGCTATGGAACTTAGTGAGAATACAGGTATAACAATACCAATCAGAAACCTAGTGGCTATGATTGCTTTTACTTGTATATCGACTATGGCTTACTTTGGTATTCAAGAGCGGCTAAACCTCTTGGAACATTCTTTAGACAAAACTCAAATGGACATAGATCAGAACAGCGAGTTTAGGGTAAAATGGCCTAGAGGCGAGTTAGGAGCACTTCCTGCCGATGCTAGGCAAGACATGCTTTTAGTGTACGTTAGTGATCAACAGCGAAAACAAAATAGCGCTACTGAAAAACTTAAAGATTCGCTTACCGACTTAAAACTACGTATAGCGGCCTTAGAGGCTGGTATAGAACTAAAAAGAGACTAGAAAAGGTAAAATGGCAATGCTAACCAAACTATTAAACGACTTGAAAGCACTATTAGGGGGCTTCAAAGTCAAGATACAAGCAAAATCGAAAGCGGCGTTAGCGTTAATAAAAGCCGAATTAGCAATCTTTAAAGCCCGATTGAAAGGCTTGAAGGGCAAATTGCGCGCCTTAGTTCGAGACTAAGTAACTTAAACACTAACCCACTGGGGTAGGCTATGAATTTTAAAGCTATTAAAGGCTTAATTGGGGCGGTTGCTCCTACACTTGGTGCGGCACTAGCTGGCCCTCTTGGGGGCACTGCTGCACAAGCAATTGCATCTGTACTAGGTTGTAAGTCAGACGCTAAGTCTATAGATACAGCAATGCAATCTGCCACACCTGAGCAGCTTGTCGAGATTAAAAAGGCCGAGTTAGACTTCGAGAAGAAGATGGCAGAGCTAGAAGTCGATGTATTTGCTTTGGAGGCTCAAGATGTCAAAGATGCGAGACAGGCACACAAAGGTGATTGGACGCCGAGAATCGTTGCTCTTGTCGCTCTGGTGGGGTTTGTTGGGTATATTTTTCTTGTTACTATCCAGCCACCTGATGCTAATAGCGATACTATAGTAAGCCTGATACTGGGCTATATGGGGGGTGTAGTATCTGCCATAACTTCTTTTTACTTCGGTGCGAGTCATAAACCAGATGAGTAACTTTAAATACTTTAAGATCGAAGAGTTCGATTGCCAAGAGACTGGCGAGAACGACATGCAGGAAGAGTTTATCCACGCGTTAGACGCGCTACGTGAGGCGGCAGGGTTTGCCTTTACAATTACTTCTGGCTACAGAAGCCCTAAGCACTCCATTGAAGCTAAGAAAGCAGAGCCGGGGATGCACAGTAAAGGTATTGCCGCAGACATACGAGTTAGCAGCGGTGCGCAGAGATTCTTGCTAGCAAAACTAGCATTCGAGCTAGGTTTTAGTGGTATTGGTATCGCTAAGACTTTTGTTCACGTAGACACACGTAGTACTGTACCTGTGCTGTGGACTTATTAAGAGGTAACAATGCCATTAAGCAAGTTAGAACTAAAACCCGGCGTAAACAAAGAAGGTACTCGATACAGTACTGAGGGTGGATGGCACGACTCCGACAAAGTACGGTTCCGTAAAGGTTTGCCGGAAAAGATCGGTGGGTGGGTGCGCCTATCTAACAACGTGTTTAACGGTATATCTCGCTCTATACATAGCTGGCGTACTCTAGCTAGTAAGCTATACGTAGGTGTAGGTACAAACACTAAGTTCTATATAGAGTCTGGTGGTGAGTACAATGACATCACCCCACTTCGTAAAGCTACGGCTACTTTAGCTGATGACCCCATTGTTACCACTGCAAGTTCTACTACTGTGCGCGTAATAGACACTACTGGCGGGTACGGCAACGGGGACTTCGTGACGTTTGCGGGTACGGCAGAGACAACGAACGGGGTGACTACTGCTCTACTAAGCAACGAATTCCAAATATCCCACAACTTGTCAGAACAAGCTACAGCAGACGTAGCAGCAACCACTTCGAGCAGTCAGGAAGTCACCCTAAACGGCAATACTGGCACTATCGCTATTGGTATGACAGTGACGGGTACTGGAGTAGGTACGGGGGTATACGTCTTAGATGTTACTACCGGCGATTTAGACCAGAACAAAATAAAGTTAAGCGCCGCTAAATCCTTAGATGGAGACGTTGCGCTGTCGTTTACGTTCGCTGATTCCTACACCATAACTATAGCTAGCGCCTCGGGAGGTAGTCCAGCAGTTTTCCCTGCGGGCGGAAACGCTATTACAGCTACGTACAAAATAAACTCAGGTGATGAAGTACAGACTCCAGCTCAAGGTTGGGGCGCAGGATACTACGGTGGTGGGGTTTGGAGCACTGGACTCACTACCGAATCTAACATACGTTTGTGGAGCCAAGCTAACTTTGGCGAAGACCTTATCCTTAATTATAGAAGCGGGCCGTTGTACTACTGGAAAGGTAGCAACGCGTTAACTACTTTAGCTGTACCGCTAGACGATAAAGATGCAGTAACCGCTAATAAACATAACGCTAGCGGTGGCTCTATCACAGCTTTAGTAATAAATGATAACGTGGGTACGATACGTGTCGGTATGATTGTGGGGGGTACAGGAGCCGCAGGTGTTGTTCGTGTAGTTACTGTGACCGACCAACAAAATCTCGTGCTTGATACGGCTGTAAACGTGTCCAATGATGCTCCCCTCACTTTCAAATATGATGTACCGACCAAAGCTAACAGGGTACTGGTATCAGATATTAGCCGGTTTGTGTTTTGTTTAGGTACGACCGCGTACTTAGATGACACATACGTTATGGATCCCCTGTTAGTTCGATGGTCTGACCAAGAAGACGCGACTGATTGGATACCTACTACCACAAATGTGGCTGGTAGCTTACGCTTATCTAGGGGTGGTGAGATTATAACGGGCGTGCAAGCTCGCCAAGAGATACTTATCTGGACAGACGCAGCGTTGTACGCACTACAACTACTAGGTTTAGAAGGTTGGGGCGCACAGTTAGTAGGTGAAAACGTGTCTATAGCCAGCCCAACCGCCGTTGCATACGCTAATGGTATGGCATTCTGGATGGGCAAGGACAAGTTCTATAGCTATGACGGTAACGTGAAACCCTTACCTTCTACCCTGCACAGGCACGTATTCGAGAACTTTGAGACTAGCCAATCACAACAAGTAGTTTCTGGCACCAACGAAGAGTTTAATGAGGTTTGGTGGTTTTATCCTAGCCTAGAATCCACAACCAATGACTTGTATGTGGTGTACAACTACTTAGAAAACTTATGGTACCACGGCACTATGGCGCGTACTGCGTGGGAAAATTCAGGTATTCGCAGCTTTCCATTAGCCGCTACGTACACTAAAAACCTTGTAGACCACGAAGCAGGGGTAGATGATAACGAAACTACCACTACAACGGCCATAGCTGCTTCTATTACGTCTTCTGAGTTCGATCTACAAGATGGACACCAATTTGCGTTTGTGTGGCGTATGTTGCCGGATATTACGTTTCAAGGGTCTACACAAGGCTCCCCCAGCGTAGATATGACGTTAAACCCGTTAGACAGCTCAGGTTCTGGGTATAACACCCCAACGTCAGAAGGTGGCAGTAACACAGGCACAATAGTGCAGGGGGCTACAATTACTGTAGAACCTTACACTACACACATAAACACGCGCTTGCGTGGTCGGCAAATGTCGTTAAAAGTCGAGTCTACGGACTTAGGAGTTAAGTGGCAGCTCGGGTACCCCCGTATTGATATGCGCCCAGACGGGAGACGATAATGGCTAACAACGTTAAGTTTAAAGCCCCAGCTATGCCGATACCGCCTGCACAGTACAATCAGAGCCTGTATCAACGCACGTTTAGCATACTACGCTTGTACTTTAATCAGCTAGATGAGCACCTGCGCCAAGACTTAGGTGACACTACTATCAATGGTGACCTC